CTAATACCCTAAATATTTATATAATAAAAATAAAGCAAATCCTAAAATGGGAGCACCTATTATTACTACAACAATAATGCATCCAGTATCTCCTAATGCCCAATGTACAATTTTAAAAATCATTATCCAAAAAACGATGTTTATAACCACGCTTAATATTATCGCTATAATCACACCAAAAATCATTATTAAATCCAACAATATTCCCTCATTACATTATTAATTTTATATAATTAAATAACATTACACTAATTACTCTATAGCATACTTGCTACTTTCACTATTTTACAAATACTGTATATTTTTCTTTTTAACTTAAATTATCACATTATGGTACGTTATTTTTTATATTAATATTTATTAAGTTTATTACAAAAATTTGTATAACTTTATTATTGTGCTATTATGTATTCAGTTTCTCACGGAGCTGTTCCATTCGTATATGGTAATTGCCACTGTATTAATATACAGTGGTATTTTTATGTTATAATTTTCAATTAGAGTTTGAAGTAGTAACATATACGTCTATTCATTTCTCAATGCAGCACAGTCTATTTCTCAGCATATTAATAATGAAATTCATTACATTTATAACTGTGTACTCTCCAAAATTAAACATTTACCAGATTAATCGTTTTTACGTTCTTCAGTCGATAATTCCGATGTTCTCTCTTCAGTGCTAGGTTCATTAGTTGATGGTTCTTCTTTAGTTTCTTTTTTATTGGAATCTTTTCCTACTTCTTCTTGTTTAGGCTTTTCTTCAGTTGTTCTTCGTTCTTGTTTTTTAGGTTCCTGTGTCTGTTGAGTTTGTTGTGTTTGTTGTGTTTGTTGTGTTTGTTGAGTTTGCTGTACCTCTTGTGTTTTACCATCGTCTTTTTCTTCTTTTATATTTTTAGATTTTTCTTTATTTGAAACTCCTTCATTGTTAGCATTTACATCGTTTTTTTGACTATAATTCTCGTAATCGTTTAGTATATGTGCAGCCTGAGTTCTGTATTCCTCTACAGATATATTGCCTTGATCTTTTTTTCTAGTTAAATCAATAACTTTATTCTGTTTTTCTTGTGAATATTCACTAAGTTTTAGTTTACTAACTTCATTTAAATATTCATGTTTAGAAATCAATCCTTTGTTTCTTTGATCAGCCAATTTTTTATCTCTTTGTTCGTTTTCTTTATTTGAATAATTCATACCACCAATCATATCCGGAGGTAATAATGTAGTAAAATCTAGATCTTCTTGAGTACTTACTTTATTATGATTCGAACTATGATTATTGTTTTCATTGTTGTTATAATCTTTTTCATCATCTTTTTGTTCTTTTTTTGCGTCATTTGATTTTTTGTTTTTGTCAGAAGAATTTTCACCAATCAATCCACATCCACTTACTAATGTGGTTGAAACTATAACCCCTATTAATAAATTCTTTAATTTCAATTTGTATACCCCTTTATATTTAATCTCTAATAAACATTGTAGCAAATATAATAATATATAAACAATATAGTTCATTATATATATTTACTTATTAATGATATATATCTTCATAACTTTTTCTTATTAGCTTTCACATTTATGAATAGTACAATAGTATATATATACTATTTTAAAAGGAGAATGTTTTTATGAAGAAATTATTAATTTTAGTTTTATCTAGTTTTTTAGTATTAGCAGCATGTGGAAGTAACGATGACAACAAGAAAGAAGATAAGTCCCATGAGACAAGAGAAAATGAAGATAATAATAAAAAATCTGATGCCAATAAAGATGAATCATATGAAGTAGCAAATAACGAAGATGAACAAAGCCAACAAGATATACAGTCACAAGAAGAACAGCAGCAAGAACAAGGTAATCAAGAGCAGCAACAAGTTCAAGAAGAAAAAGGTAATCAAGAGCAACAAGAACAACAAAGTATAACTACGCCTGCAGAAGCTGAAAGTATTGTTCACGATCATTATATTAATGATTTAAACGCAACTGAAAATCAAGTTTATGATTTCAAAACCAGCATTGATAGAAGTAATGAAAAAGAATTTCTCGTTGAGTACACTACTGAGGATGCTGTAGGTACTCCTTTGCCATCTGCAGCTATAGTTGATAAAGAAACTGGTGAAGTTATAGATAAATTTAATGATATGACAGAAGAACAAGAACAAGAATTTGAAGAATATCAAAAAGAGAGTCCAAAGTATATAACTGATTAGTTATAAAAAAGCAAAAATAAGAAAATATCATTCATTATCAATTATATTAGTATTAAAATTGTTCTACAGTACTTCGTCTTTCATATACCAATTCAATAAATGCTTACGAACAAATAGAAGTCCAAAATGCTGAATTACGAACTGAATTACATGAAGTTAAAAATATGGGCATATTAGGTTAAGTCACATATGTAAAAGCACTCGTACTTATTAAGAGTATGAGCGCTTTTATTTATGTGTTTAATGAACATCTATCCATTTTATATGTTTCTCGATGCAACACAGATCGTTTCTCAGCACCAAACATTCAAATCTTATCCAGTATAGGAATCTCTTTTATAAATACAATGTTATATCCACTTAGATTCTAATACATATATTCTAACAAATAAAATAAAAATTTCATTTGTTAGTACTCTTTTAATAAACAAACTTTAATATTATAGTAAATATAGGAATTTTTTACATGACTTCAAACTCAAAAAAGGAGGATACAATTGACTACAGACAACGCATACAAAGAAAAATACGACGGATATTTAAATCTTTTAAATTCATCTTATGAAGAAGCAATAAACACTTTAAAAAATAAATATGGTGAAGTTGTTGATGATTATTTTAGAGAGAAATCTTATAATAGGTTCTTAAAAGGAGAAATAAAATCAATTGCAAACGGAAAATTTCAAAAAACCAAACAAGGTTTATACTGTCACCATATATACGAAGATAGTTTTTTAAATTTATCAAACCTTGAGTATATAAAAGATTATCATTATGACTATGAATATCAAAAAAAAGAAAATTTAGTATATTGTGATTTAATTGAACACCTTATTTTGCATGCATTGATTATGGTGAAAACAAACTCAAAATATGGTTTCCCTGGTTTCCAAATATTCATTAAACCTATGGCTAAAGAATGGTATTTAGATAAAAAAACTCCTAAACCTGAATGGATGAAAAAATGTAAAGAGAGAGCTTATTTGCCTGCTAATTATTTTGAAAGCTTACTTAATGAAATTGATGAAAGATTAATGGTTGTTGATGAATATCGGAAAATTATAATAAAGAAAAGGGAGGACGAATTGAAAAAAAGAAGAGAAGAAGAAAAAGCTCAATTAAAGAAAGAAAAAAAAGATAAAGAAGAAGCGAAATATTTAAACATCAGTATAGACGAGTATAAGAATAACGAAAAACTAATACTTTATGAAAAAGAAAAGAAGGAAAAGTTGTTATATTCATTAAATGATTTATTATCATTTCATTTTTTAGCTAAAAATGATGATAAACTTTTGTTTGTCAATGATTATAATAAAAATGAAATTTTAGGCTTGTTATACAACATCAAGTATCATCAAAACAATACATTTGATGAACTAAGAAAAGATAAATTAAATGCAACAAAAAAAGAACTAGCTATTGAGTTGATAGATTCTATCGATGAAGTAATACAAAAGCCAACAAACGGTACTTATTATTATGTTGAAAAAGATATATTTAAAAATATTTATAAAGCTATAAATTCTTTAATGGAAGCGTATCGCATATATGATGATTTTTTAGCCAGTTTTCATAATTTTTTTGATAAAAAGGAAACAATGATTAATGATTATCTCTCTGACTTAATTAAAAACAATTTAAACAACTATGATAATGATTTTATAAATAGTTATATTGCTCAATTAAATCAATTTAGTGAAAAAATATCGAAACTTCACAATAAAATTTAAGCTAAACAAACAATACCATTCCATATATCTTTTTTACTATTACTAAATTCAGATTATACAGTTATTAGTCAACACTTTTGACTATACTTTATCTAACATATTTCTATGCTATAAGCACTCGTACTTATTAAGAGTATGAGCGCTTTTATTTATGTGTTTAATGAACATCTATTTTATACGCTACTCGATGCACGAGAATCGCTCTCTCAGCAACTTAATTTATTCTATTTCAACTATATCCAATAAATTTAACAAACACAGGGTGTTTTCCTCACACATATGTAGTTTTTGCTCTAATGAATCCACTTTATGAATTTGACCAGACTTTTTCTGTATATATCCACCTTCAAAATAACTAACAGTGATATCTGGATTATGAAACATTTTATATACTAGTGTTTCATTCAATTCATTTAACTGGTCATCACTTAGTATAGGTTTATCGATTTTATCTTGGTCTTGTATGTATTGTTCTAGTTGTTCATATTGTTCAGGCATTGTCTTAAACGCTTGCCACTTAACAATTCCTCTACCTTGTGGAATTTTAGGATTAAGATATTCTCTAGGTATTTCTCGGTAGTCACTTGTGTATTTATATTCATCTGGCACATCTGGATTGATTGGTTTCATATAATCACCTCATGAATATGATAGAACACTTGTTCGTATAAGTAAATAAAAAATAACCGCATCAATTAAGATACGGTTATTACCTTTCTTCTTCTTTATCTTCAATGTTATTATTTTGTGATTCTCCAGTAAATATTCCTAGCATTGATATAAATGTGAACCCAACAAATATAGTTCCTAAAACTGCATGCCCTTTTAATATTAAGTAGAAACTGCCAAACCCAAATAATATAGCTAAAACAAAAGCGAGTATAAACCTAAAATAAAAACTTCTTGCAACATGATTTATTGTCTTGGCTTCCATTTTCCGTCTATGGTCAGATTCCCCTATGCCGTTATCAATTATCCTTTTGGCTGAGCCTGGATCTAATTTATCGTAACCCTCTAAGATTTTGGGGTGTGGAATAGGACCATTATACATTTCTAAAGTAGCAATTAAATCCTTTTTGTCTTCATCATCAACATCTGACCGGTTTACAGCATCAATAATATCTAAGTCGTGATTTTCTTTTTCGTTATCTGGCATAATTTTTTATAGCCTTTCTAATATCGTTTCCTACTTTAGTGTAATCTCCGTTTATTTTTTTCCAGTCTTCAGAAATTTTATCTTTCTTGTGGTAATAAACGTTTACATTATTTATTGTTTTTTTCTTATCGTGAGGAGAAATAATATTAGTAAAAGAACTAGAAAATCTATTAATATCTTTGTTTATATTTTTATAAAATTTATTTATTATATTCATATTCCTCACCTCCTATTTCCTTAATTATAATACATTTAATTTCCAAAAACCAGTTTTACACATAAAAAAATAGGGCAAGCACATAAGTGCCTACCCTCTCACTACCTTATCCAACAACCTATCAAATACTTGTTGTACTCTCTTATCTGACACTTCGAATATACGTCCCACTTCTTTGTAAGTCTTTCCTTCAGCTAAAAGCCAGAACATGCAAAATTCCTTTTCTGTAGCTACTTGCTCAATTAATGTTTCTATTTCATTATAAAATATGCTTTCTTCAACATTATTCTCGTCTATAGGCGCTACATCAAATTGATCATTCACACTAAAGAATTCATCAACACTTGTATCTTCGTCATGCTCTTTTCTGTTATCTATTGTCTTATGATAGTTTAATATAAAATGTTTAACTGTTTTCTTATCATACCTCATACATAATCTACTGCCTTTGCAACACGTTTTAATATAACTTCTCTCGCATGTCTTAGTGTTAACTGACTAACGTCTATCACATCAGCTATAACGCTGTCTGTGAAGTTGTTATCATCCCACCATGTGAGCTTAATAATCTGCTGCACTTTTACATCACTATTGTTATATACTGCTGTAATTCCCTTTACAATCGATTCTAGGTTCATATATTGAAGTTCATCCATATCATGTGATTTGTTCTTATAAATATCTACCATGCTGTGATAATTGCGCATATATCGTTCTAAAATAGGATAATCTACATCAGTCATATTACTAACTCCTCACGTTCTTGATTTAATGATGCTTTCGTTTCAGTTAAAAAGTTTCGATATATGACTTCACTTTCTTTTTGACGCTGTTTATTGCGTTCTACACGCTTATGATGATGGACTTTATACAAATCTTCCTGTAGCTTATCAATCGTCTTGTGTGGCTTCTCACTGCCATTTGATTGGAAATATCTCATGACTTCTTTTTGCTCTCTAGGTGTGTATCTATGAATGATTTTCTTTAACAGATTCAGTTTCTTAGTGCTATTACGTTTAAAGCGATCGAGTTCATCTTTTTGTTCTATGATCCACAATACTAATTTCTCTAAAGGATAAGACACAGTGGTCACACCCTCTACTTCATCGCAGCACATATGGCTCATATTTAAGTCATACATGGTATTAATCTGTTCTTGTATGGTACGAATCTTACTGTTAATCATCATTGGGGAGTATTGTGTTAAAAGCTCGTATTCGGTAATCTTAGGTTCTTCATAATACCAAAGCACATTTTTACTTCTTTTTAAAATCATTGCAGGCCTCCCTAGCACTTTATTATTTAATCGTTATTATCCATACCAAACTCTTCATATACCGATTGTGGTTTTTTACCATCTTCAAAAAATTCACTGAATGGATCATATTGTTGCTTAGGTTTCGGTTCCATGATTTTAAGCCGAGATTCAACTGTAAGTCCTAACTTAGGCGCAATACTATTTAACTGTGATAATGCATCACGTTTGATTGTATGATTAGGATTAAGTTTTGATCCTCTTTCAGTCACAACCACTGAATCTTCATTTTCTAGTCGTTTATTAGCGTTAATGTAATCAGAATAGGCTTGACAATACGTTGATACCAATGCCAAATCTAAGCTCGCTACAGGCAACTCATTAAGTAGTGGATAAATTCTGTACCATTCCTTTGTAGCTTCTGAATCAAGCCAATCAGGTGCTTCTGGTGCTAATTTAGTAAGATTATTCATTGCTTCTTCAGTAGCATTTCTTTGGTCTTGTACATCTTTTGTACGGTATGCTTTCTGTTGTGATAATAATTTTCTTTGTGACATCCATATCATCTCCTATTAGTATTATATGTATTGAAACAATAATTCATATTAAGCTCTGACAAACGTCTTATAGTGCATTGAAAGGCTTAATAGTCGGATATTAGGCCATAAACGGCTTAAATTAGGCTATTTTATCTATTGATATTGTGAATTTTTACACAATTTTAGCTTTTCATTTCAAGATTCGGTTACGGATAAGGCGGGCTCGTTTAATTCGTTTTCAAAAAGGCTGGGCGCAAATTCAACGCCTCCCTTTAAATTTAGAAATAATTTTTTCAAATTTCATTTTCTTTTTTATAATCTCCAGTATTATTTTCACTGCCCGATTAAATTATCTATCCGTTAAAATTTCCACCACTACTTTAATTATCTACTGGGCAAAATTAATTTACTTTCAATCTAAGTTTAGTTACTTTTTACTCTTTTCATACAACGTATTCTAAGCCCATTTAAGCCACATGTAAGATTGTTGAGTACCTAAATACATCTAAATAATAAATGTATGCTCTGTATAGCTCTCTAAATGGCTACAAACGGCATTGTATAATGCAAAGTATTCATGCTTAGTTATAACGTTTTGTATCTCGTAATTGCTTCTAACATTGTTCTTGCTTATCACTTTACGAACAACAATTATTATTTATATTTTTAAATCTCATTTTGATTTTTGAATTTAATTTTTATTTTGAAATTAGAAATATTATTTTGAAAATAATTCTTTAAAACTTTTTTGTAATTCAAATCTGAAATTACTTTTTACATTTACTTTCTTCTCTTAATGAACTTCTTAACTGAATTGATTCAACAAATGAAATCATTTATCTTCTGAACTCAATCAACAATTGAATTTCAACAAATGAATTAACTTAAACAATTTATCTTAATTGGATTAATCATTCTTAATTAGAAATCAAATATCAATTACAATTCATTTCTTCTCTTTGAATGTTGATGAACAATCACAATGAAACTTCTATGTGAACTATCTCATTAGTTGGATCTAATACTCATACTAAAAGTAGTGACCTTATAAACTGTATGCTTAATAACCCGACCTTTAATGTAGGTAGCTTAATCACTGCGTACTTTATTGTGCAGTCCTCTAAACTATCCACCTTAATAAGCAGTGTGCTTTAATACACAGTGTCTTTAATGCTTGGGCACTTTATAACAGATGGCGCTTTATTATCTATGCTCATTGTTTGCCTGCACCTTTAATACTTGGTTCTTATAACTGCATCTGCTTTTATATACTATGTTGAAGTATCTGCTACACATTGAGTGCGTTCCACATATATCATTGTGATTACTTTCACATATATACTTTAAGAAAAGACCACCACCAATTAATAGTGATGGCCTAAACCAACGTACAGAAGAACTAGAAACAAATGAAAATAACAAGAGTTAAATGCCCAATGGCTAATTTAGACTTTAATACTGAGCGCTCAACATTAAAGATTTAGTACATCTTTAATATCTATATTATACCATGAACGCTGTCATAATACCACTTTACATTACCTAGTATTAATAGAAATTGCTTTTATTTTACCAATCTTTTCAATGAGCTTATTCATCGATGTCACTTCATCTGTATAGATTTGTACACTCTTAACTTTGTTCTGCTGCACTAACTTTATAAATTCTTGCATAATTGGTTTGTCATCCACTTCTATAGACAGTCCATACAGTCCTTTATTGACTACGACAGTTAAATTGCCACGATGTATCGATGCTAGGATATTACTATCTTTATTGTTGTCTAACATCACACATAGCTTGTCATTGTCTTTTAATGCTTGAAATACATTGTTATCTAACTCATATGGTTTAAATGTCTGATAGTTAGGATCTACTGTTTTGGTCGTTCCCATTTCTACAGGTTTATCAGTTGTAAGTGCTTGTACTGTAATTCGATTCTTTTGCTTATTATATTTAACGTTATTATCTGATTGTTTGATTGTTGTTAGCATATACTCACATCCTTACCATTGTTTCTTGCCATAATGATATTTTTGGAACTCATCACGAGAAACGGCATCTAATGCTTGTTCGACTCTCCATGCATAACCACGTGGCGTTGTTTGTTCATTGTATTTATCACCATCACCTAAATTAATTTCGTGGGCTAACATTTGGCCTTTATACTGGTTGTGAATGTTACCAGGATTATTTTTCTCTTGCTTAACATAACGTTCACGAGATATACGACGACCAGCCTCATTTTTATTCTTAATCATTTTACGATACACTTTCACAACATCTTGCAGTTTATCCTGCATCTCTTTCGCTAGTTTTTGATGTTCATCCTTAAATTCTGTCATTTCTTTGTTGTATGCCTTGTAGAACTGGTCAAATTCTTCTTCAGTTACTTTATAATCTGATGAGTTAAGTTGTTCGTCGACTTCGATTAATTCTTGTTCCAAATCAGCTTGTAGACCTTTTAATTTAGTTGCTTCTGCAAATTCATCATTATTTTGATAATGTGTAATTTTACTATTAAGCTGTTTAATACGATTTGTTAGCTGATGGTACTTCTGTTTAACCTCTTTTGCCTTAACACCCTTATCATAGATTTGATTATCAAAGATATTGATTGTATTGTCTTGTACTGTTTTTACCATAATTAAATGCCTTCTTTCGTTTTTGATTTATTATTCGCTTTATTGCACTAAAGTCTTTCTTATTTCTAGCATATTGCCTTACCAGTGAATCAATATACCTAACAGATACATTGTTCACATGAGTAGGTAACCTAGCTAGAATTTGATGTGCTATGCGTTTATGATTCATAGTTTTGCTCCTCTCCTATTGATTCATTATTTCAATGACAAATGTTGCGCCTGAAAAATGATAACTATCTCCAGAGATTTCATACGTAAGATTGTGTTCTTCACAACTTTTACTTAATTCATCTAAAGCTTTCTTGGATACATGGTAAGGTTGTGCAATATATTTGTACGGTTGATTATCTTTATACCATAATTCGCCATGATCTAACGTCCCACTTAAATAATTACATAACCCTTTGCATTGTCTGTATTTTAACTTGCAAATGCACCTACCCATAGTAGGGTGAATCCCCTGCTTTTTATACAGTTTAAATTTTTCTTTTTGCACTACAGATGCGTATATCCTATCAACTGCATCTAATCCGTTTGTTTCTAACTCATCTTTTAAAATATTAATAGCTGTTTGATTAAGCTTTTCTTGTCCTAGATGTGGACCGAAATAATATCTACTTTCATCTTTTGGCATCTGTTATTCACTTCCTATTCTTTTTAATATATCCTAAATAATTCTTAGTCCGTGCTATTACTAATTCAAAGCTTCCTTGTCCAATTAATTTGTAACTGGTACGTCTATTGGTATTAGGTACATAGCTCTCACGCCATGCCACCCATTTGTTACCAATGTATTCAACATATACTTGTGACACCTTACTTATTGAACAAAAATATATTTCTTCTGATATACCAACTATTAAACCTGTCTTATTTGCTTGTGCATCATAATCAATATTATATTTAACGGCTTGCACTTCTTACAGTCGCCTCCCATGCTTTTTCAGTGAAAATATCACCGTTTTTATTATCCCCAATCAATATGCGCAAGGGTTCAATATCAATGTTACATTGGTTTGCATAACTTACTGCTTTGTATAAGTCATCGTTTCTATATTCACTTTCTCCATCTATAATACGTTGATATGCTTGTTTACCTAGTCCACCCTTACCACTTCCTAAATGGTCGAAATTATGATCTGATAACACATGTTTCATTGAATACGGTTCTAATACCTGTTGAGTGTAATTACCATGTTTGGAAAATATCCGTTGTTCAAATTTCCCTTCGTATTCAGCAACACGCCCACTATTATGTTTATAAATCCCTTTACGTGTCCGACTATTAGCTAATACAAAATAATTGTTATGATGTGCCTTTATATCAACGGAAGGTAAATAATTTATTCTCTGACCGTACTCAATACCATCATGTTTGCAAAATATAATGTGTTTACCACCACTAGGCGTTGTTTGTACCAATGTATTTTGTGCGTTAGTAACAACTTCATCATAAAAAGGAATGTGCTTTAAACTTTCCATGCCGTTTTTACCTTTAGCATGATCTACATCAATATCGATACACCACACACCACGTGTGAGAACACCTAATACATGAGTTCGATGATATAAATTAGAATGGTACTCAATGAAATCATCAGTGATATCTATATCTGCAAAAGTAACAATAGGTTTTTTATATTTATTGAGTGGTATAACTTGAATATGCTTTTTTAATAAATATTTCGCTACATGGTAACCTGTCATTAAATACCTCCTCATTAAGAGTTACGTAACCCTCGTAACCTTTATTTTTCCTATAGTAGCTAAGCTATTTTATTATTAAAAAAATGCTATAGAAATTAGAGTTACAAGAGTTACCAACTGTTATTACAACATTTTGAGAGTTACTACAAGAGTTACCAAGAGTTACAGTAACCCTTATTTTTTATTAATTAAATCTAACGCCATATTAAAGAGTTCTATATTACCTACTTTGTGAATTTTAGTATTTACGCCATCTAACTTTTTTTGATTATTTAAACTAATACCGATTTTCTTCATATCATCTTTAGCTTGTTTGTAACGTAAACTTTTATAATCTTGTTCGATTAATCTTTGTAAATCTCCGTCACTTGCTAATATAAAACTTTGCCTAGATAACATTTTCAACATATTAACTTGAGTTTCCGTCAATTCATCTTCACTAAAGTAATGTTTTAATGTAACGTCATTAAACTTAAATTCTCTGCCAATTTCTTTTAGATACTCTAAACTAGCAATTAAAAATGAAACGGAAGCTGTAACTGATTCCTTGCCGTTAGGTTTCACGAAGTCCCAATAAGGCTCAAACAGTTTATATCTTTCATCATCAGTTTCATTAAGTGGTCTATCTTTAAGTGAAATTTTAATTGTACGTGTAGTATTAGCTGTAATATCACCTGTATCCACACTTTCATTTGTATCAAGTACCAATAAAGACTTGTTTTTGAAGGTAAATGCATTTCTACCAATACCACGCCCTGAAATCACTTCACCAGTCGCAATTTTTCTTAATATTCGCATCATACCTTTTGTTATTTCCCCTGTTTCGTTAGCGTGTGCGATATCTGCACCGTAAAAGTTCATCCACTCATTAGATGCTTCAAATCCACCTGAAATTAAGCTATCAAAATTTACTTTATTTATTTGTAACAGTGCATCAAATGTAGTCATAAATAAACCTTTACCTGAACGTCCGAAGTCTTTCATAAGGAACCATTTTTCGGCTTGTATGAGCTTCATTTTGCGATATATAGCATAAGCGTGTACCAACATTAAATTGTTCTTACTCTTATCGCTTTCTGTAACGAAATCATAGAATTTCTTAGGTGTTTCTGTATCTATATCTGATGCTTTAACATCATATTTTTTAGCATATAATTCATTGGTACTAAGTGATTTTTTTCTAAATTCTAAGTTTCTACAATCGTATATCCAGTCATTACCTGCGATAGTATACGGAAGGATATTGTAGCCATGCTCTACATTTAAGTGTTCACGGTACATTTCAAGCATGACTTCTAAAAAATCGTTTATTTGATGCTTATTATCTACTGGATAATTTAAAGCAAAATTTGTTTCATCTATCATTTCATAACCGTTATTTTTCACTATAATAAAGCAATCTAACTCATCTGAATAAATCACTTTATCTGAAATGAGATCTACAATAAATCTTGCATAGTTATTAAAAGCTCCTGCTGTAAAATTGGCTTTCTTTTCTTCCTCACCATTATCATTTTCTGTAATTTTAGTGGCTACAATTCCGTAAATAACACCAATTTCCTTTGGAATTATGATATAATCTAAAGTAAGGTTATTAATGTAATCGCCAATATCATTTTTTTCACGATGGTATAAATTACCTTTATTATTAAAAACTTGTTTATCGCTTGAGATAGAAGCGAAATTAATTCGCTTACTAATCTCTTTGATTTTCGATAAACTTGTCGTATTTATATAATCTAAGTTAGAATGAAATTCAAAATGTTGTTTATAAAGTGTTGTTTCGTCCATACAATCAACCTTTCATTTATGTTAGTATTTAGGTTAGATATTTAATTAAATATCCATTCTTACGCATTATCTTCGGTTTGGTCACTGCGAGATAGTGCGTTTTTTTCTATGCCTAATTCTTTTAAATTTTCAATTAAATCATCAAATTGTTTCAAGTATGCCATCATCAATTCTGTTGTATGCTCATGTTGTATTCTGGATTCTACATAGCCCAATGCATAACTCATCATTTCATCTTTAGTTTCTAATTCTCTAGCTGTAAACATGTCATCTCCATGCCAACAATGTGCAGTAACAACATCGTCTATTTTTTCTCTAAGTAAGCAAAACTCTGTTAATAATTGTTTTTGATTCCAGTTCATTTTATTTACGTCCTTTTCTAATATTTGTCATTTGCATTTTTAAATCTGTTAAATCAATAGTTAATTTGTTATTTAGATTAAAAAGTAATTCTCCCAAATCTTCGCTAATTTCTTCTTCAAGTGGTTTTGAATTACAGTAATCAACTAACCATTGCATTAATTCGTTTGAATAATCACTTTGACCTAAAATGTGATGTATCTTCTCTGTTTGTTCGATATATTCATCTTTTGTCATCTTATTTAACCTCCAATTTATTATTTTCAATTTCATTAAAGTGTCTATCGAAAAACATGTAACAAAAGAATGTCGCCAATACCACCATAACCAGTGCAATGTAAAAATCAGGTATTAATGTACTGAATGTAATTGTGGTAAACGGCACAGTTATAAAAGTCATTAGCATTCTCATTGTTTCACCTTCTTCAAACTTTTTAGATCGTTGTTAGTAATATCCATCTGTGAAGTAATGTTATCCATAAAATCATCTACATCAGACTTCTTGAAACGATACGTGCTACCTACCCGGTAATAACGCATACCATTTTTAATCAATAAATCGTCTATAGTCGGTTTTGATAAATTAAGATAATCTGCTAACTCCTTGTAAGTCATAAAGTATTTTTCTTTCGCTAATTCTTCTATACGCTCATCAATAGCATGTTGCATCATCTCACGTGCTTCATCTTCATTAATATCGATGTTAAACATTTGTTATGCCTCCTTTATTTCAAATTCAAATAAATATTCTATATCTACATTTAAATTATCTGATATTTTTTTAGCCATTTTTGGGCTAGGAGTAGCTTTGTTATTAATTATCAAACTTAAATATGATAAAGAAATACCACTGCTTTTTGCGAAACTACGTAAAGTGTGGCCATTTTTAGCAATCAGCCCTCGTAACTCAAGCACATTTGTTTTTGTCATTTTAATCACCTCTATTTTGTTACTTATATCAGTAACATTTTTTGAATACACTATAAATATAAACTAAAATAAGTTACATTTCAAGTACAAATTTAAAAATGTTATCTTTTTTTGTTACATTTTGTTAAAATGTTTTCGAGGTGAAGAATATGGAATATGAAAGTACATTAGGAGAAAAAATTAAAAGCATTAGAAAAAATCTCAATTTAACGCTTGATGAGTTAGGGAAAAAAGTAGGCGTAACGCATGCTTTTCTTTCACGCATAGAAAACAATAAAGTAAAACCAAACGATGAACTTTTGCAAAAAATAGCAGAAATTTTAGATTTTAATGATAGTCAGGATTATCTAAATGAGTTTAGGCTTTTAGCTGGTACATACGATAACATTGAAAAAGATTCACCTTTTTTTAATGAATTGAAAGCTAGTGGAAGATTAGAAATTAATAATTATAGGACAAGAGAACAAACTACCAGTAACATAGTTGATAAACCTTTTTATAAATTAAATTATCTTTTTGAAAGCGATTTTAAAGTTTTTTACGATATAAAAACTTCAATATTCGGTGAAAAACATGCAACTATTGAAGTCCCTCATGACATATTACATCAACTTTATAAAGATATTAATTCTCGAATTATTGAATATATAAAAGAAAACCCTGAATTATTGGTGAGCATCTCAAAACCAAGTGTTATTGATGATTATCATGAACAAAGAGCTAAAAAAAGAAAAGATTTATATGATCATGTGAAGTATGTCAATTTAACTGACAACATTGAAAGCTTTATGCATGAAATTTTCAACGAAGAAGATTTAACTTAGTCTTTTCAAACTTACACATAGATATAACATTTACTTTTAAATAAGGTGGGGATAGTTTAAATGGCAAACTATGAAAAACGTGGAAACAACTGGCGTTATCGCATATCACTAGGTAAAAATCCTAATACTGGTAAATATGAATATATATCTAAGTCGGGTTTTGCTCGTAAGTCTGATGCTAAGAATCACGCTGAAATGGTCGAAAGACAAATAAGAAATGGTGAGTATATTGCGCCGTCAACACACACATTTAACTTTGTAGCTGATGAATGGATAAATCATTATAGTAAAGATGCAAAAGTAAGTAGTGTGAGAGCAAGAGAGAAGGCAATATATCACGCTAGACAACAATTCGGTAATAGAAGTATACAAACCATTACAAAACGTGACTATCAAGCATTTGTGGACGATGTGACAACACAATTCAGTAAAAATTATGTTGATAGTATTGTAAGCTCAACTAACCTTATATTTAAGTATGCACAAGATATGAAGATAATATCTAAATTACCTACTCAAGGTGTGAAACGTGCAAAGTATAAGCCCACTGTTGAGGATTTGGAAGAAAATACGATACATCAGAAATTCCTTGAAAAGGAGGAATTGTTTGAGTTTCTAAGCGTTGCTAAAGACCACCACACCCCATTGAATAGTTTCGAATTATTTACCACACTTGCATATACTGGTATGCGTGCAGGCGAATTATTGGCGCTTAAATGGTCTGATATAGATTTTGAAGAATGCACGGTAAGTATAACTAAAACGTATTATAATCCAAATAATAATAAGAAAAACTATCAAATACTTACGCCAAAAACTGAATCGTCTATCGGTAAAATTTCAATAGATCCTAACGTGATTCAATTACTTAAAGATTATAAAGTAAATGTACAAGACAAATGGAAAAATGAATTGTACGTGGATAACAATTTTATTTTCACAGACAACAACGGTTATCCTCTTGTGATTAAGAAATTGTCACAGTGGATTCAAGCCATTATGTCCAAGACTAAAATTAATAAAAATATAACTACTCATTCATTCAGACACACTCACTGCGCCCTTTTAATTGAGGCTGGTGTACATATTAAAGAAATTCAGGAACGATTACGCCATAAGGATATAAATACTACAATGAACATCTACGCAAAGATTACTGAATCATATAAAAAAGACGCCTCCCAAAAGTTCAGTAAACTTATGGAAAACGTCTCAAATAATTTATTTTAAAATTTCTATGACCAAATTATGACCATTGAATAATCTATATAGCGTCATATCAACTTTCAACAGTTGTT